ATCGCCCTCACCAGCCACGACGCGGGCGGCGTCACCCGCCGCGACATCGGGCTGGCGCAGGCGATCGACGGCCTCGCGCCCCAGCTTGCCCCGGAGGCGATGCGCCACTAGAGGACCGTCCTTCCAGGACCTTGCGGAGCGGTGGCCGAGTGGTCGAAGGCGCTCGCCTGGAAAGTGAGTATACGCCAAAAGCGTATCGAGGGTTCGAATCCCTCCCGCTCCGCCACTACCCCAGCGCAAACGGGCGCATACAGTCGCAGACCCCTTGATTTTCTGCCGTTTTAGCCGTATTGGCTACCGTACGCAGTCGCATGATGTCGCATCAAATCGCCGGTTTGATGGGGGTATTGTGGGGGTAGCGAAACCCAGATTGGGGGTATCGGATGCTGACGGACACTCAAGCCAGAAAAGCCGCTCCGCAGGAGCGGGACTATAAGCTCTCCGACTCAGGCGGGCTCTTCCTCCTGGTCACCAAGGGCGGAGCGAAAAGCTGGCGCCTGAAGTACCGCTACGGCGGCAAGGAGAAGCTGCTCACCTTCGGGCTCTACCCGGACGTGGGTCTAGCGGAGGCGCGGAAGCGCCGCGACGAGGCGCGGCGCCAGCTGCGGGAGAACGTCGATCCGGCGGTCGAGAAGCAGAAGGCTCGGCTGGACGCGGCGGCTGCGGCGAGCCAGACCTTCGAGAAGCTGGCCCGGAAGTGGCACGCCAACGAAGAGGGCCGCTGGGGCGAGGTTCACGCTGCCGACGTGCTGCGCAGCCTTGAGCGGGACGTCTTCCCCGCGATCGGCCGGTTGCCGATTAGCCAGATCGACACCCCCTTGATCCTCTCCGCCCTCCGCAAGGTCGAGGCCCGCGGATCGATTGAAACTGCCCGGCGCTGCCGGCAGCGGATATCGGCCGTCTTCGTCTACGCCATCTCGGAGGGCCATGCCCGGGAGGACCCGGCCGCCGTGGTCGCCAAGGCGCTCAAGCCTCTTCCGAAGAAGGGCCGCCAGCCGTCAATCGTCGACGGGATCGATGACCTTGAGGAGATGGTGCGGGCCGCACAGAACCTGCTCATCGCCGCCGAGGACGCGGGAGCTTCCCCGGTGACCAAGCTGGCCTCGCGCCTGCTAGCGCTCACCGGCGTCCGCCCCGGAGTCGTGCTGGGCACGACTTGGGCCGAGTTCGAGGATCTGGACGGCGACGCGCCGCTCTGGCGGATCCCCGCACGCCGCATGAAGCTGAGCAGGGATCGCAAGGACGAGGAGCAGTTCGACCACCTTGTTCCCCTGTCCCGGCAGGCCGTCGAGGTCGTGGAGGCGGTTCGCCGCCTCACCGGGCGGGCCGCCTACGTCTTCCCGAATCAGCGCCACAGCTACCGGCCGATGAGCGAGAACGCGATCGGCTACCTTTACAACCGCGTCGGCTACCATGGGCGGCACGTCCCCCACGGCTGGCGCGCGGCCTTCTCCACCATCATGAACGAGAAGGCGGAGCGCGACGCGCGCGAGACCGAGCGGCCAGCTCTGGCGGAGCTGGATCGCAAGGTCATCGACCTGATGCTCGCGCACGTTCCTGAGAATAAGGTGGAGGGCGCTTACAACCGGGCCTCGCACATGGGCAGGCGCCGGGAGATCGCGCAGGAGTGGGCGGACATGATCTGCGAGACGCTGAACCGCCCCGCCCAGCTGCTAGAGATGCCGCGGCGCTGAAGGAGAACGAGATGCCCGCCATACCCCTCAAGGAAGCGATGATCGTCTGGACGCCCGACAGCGATCTGTGGCGCCAGAACCGGCGAGCGTCCCCGGCCGGCTCGATCGCGCTTGTGCATTGGCCGGAGCATAAGAGCGCCTGGACCCGCTTCCCGAAGTCGGACGGCGCCTGCGCCGCCGACTGGCAAAACGGCAGCGACGAATATCGCATGGATCGCCTTGCGCGGCTCGTACGGCAGCTGCTCGAGCAGGAGGGAATCCCGCAGGAGCACGTCAGCCAAGTCCTGCGGGGGATTGAGATCCCCGACCCGGATTATTTCTCCGAAGCGCTGCGCCGGCAAGCCGAGCGACGGGGGCTCGAGGAGGAGGAAGAGGACGAGGAGGAGCCGGGCCATGGGTGAGGCAAAGGCGAAGCGCGAGCGCCTCAGGGCAGTGATGCTCGACGAGTGCGAGAAGTGGAGCTTTCCGCCCAGCGTGGCCGAGGCGCAGGCCGTCGCCGAAGTGGGGCAGTTGCCGAGCGTCACCGCTCGGCGGGTCCCCGAACGCGATATCGCTTATATGCGGATGCCCGGCAAGGAGTGCCACGCGAACTGCGCCTGGTACGCTGACAACGACCCCGACAAGGCGACGCGGCACGTCATAGGCTGGTGGCGCCAGCCGGGCGCTTTTGTCCTACACTCGGTCGTTGAGCGGGCGGGGCAATATTTCTGCATCACTCCGCAGCTGCCCGACACGCCAGAGACCTTTGAGTTCATCCCAGATCCGGCCGTTGAGGGCCGGCAGGAAGGCGAGGTCCGCCGCTTCTATCGGAACGGCCATCCCTGCCACCCCGGCCTCCGCTTCGATCCACCGTGGACCATCCGCTACATGGAGGCGGTCAAAGCCCGCTTGCTCGCGGGAGTCCACCCGATGAGGGCGGGCGAAGTCGAGGTCGCTTAGCCGGGCTCGTCGCCGTCCATATTGAGCGTCAGGATCGCCCCTAGCGGCAGCCCGGTTCGCCGGCCGCCGGTGACCTTGCCAATGATCGCGCGGACGTCGTACCCGCGGTCGAGCTTGCTCCCGATCCACCCGCAATAGTCGGCGCCAAGATAGCCGATCTTCACTCCTCGGCAGCTGTGGACGGCGACAGCGCTCGGATCGTGCGGGTTGGCGGGTTCCCGGCAGAGCTCTACGGTTTCGCCCGCGGTGCAGCGACCGAGTTCCTCCTGCCGACTGGACCCGTCCTCGTTGTCGAATTGGCTGCCGACCAGGCGCAGCCGGAAGTCGTTGATTCCCATGCCGGCGGCATAGCGCGCGCCGAGCGCCGCCGACAACCGAAGCCCGTCAGGCGGCGCGGCGGCCCTCCTCGCGCAGCCCATCGATCGCGGCCCACACCTCCGCATCCAGCGGGCCGGAGAGCCCAGCTAGGGCCTTCTCAAGCATCAGGTCGTAGAGATCGAAGTCGCGCCCGGCGCTGGGCAGCGCCTTAGCGATAACGCCGACGAGGTGAGCAACCTCGTGGCCGGTATAGGTGACGGAGGCGGGCTTAGACATGGGCATCCTTTCGGGAGGGTAGGCGATGGAGCTGGAGGCGGCTCAGTAGGACCGGGGCTGGAGGCGCTCGCGGGCGGCGTGCGCCGCGCCCACCATGTTCGTCCAAATGGTGCCGTCGCGGGTCCTGACGCTCAGGCCGCTGTTGAGGGCGAGGCGCTCCTTGTCGTTGAACACCTCCTCCATTTCGGCATCGCTGTAGCGGGAGACCCACTCGTTGCGGCGGGTGTCGGTCCCGAGGAGGAAATACAGGCCGTCGATCTTGGTGCTCTTCATCGCATCCGATCCTTAGAAAGCGAAAGTGACCCAGCGGGCGTCGAGGGTGGTCATCTTGCGGGCCTTCCGAAGCGCCTCCGCCTCGTTCCGGGCGCGGACGTAGAGGTCCTCGAACCGCTGCGCCTGGATCGCCTGAATGAAGTAGGTCTGCATCTTCCGTCTCCGTTCGATGTGTATTGGATACACCGAGTTGCGGCGGCAGTCTAGCATTTTCTGTGTATCGCATACACAAATAGAGCTTGCGGCGTGTCGGCTTTCGCTGTATTGAGTACACATAGAGACAAGGAACGACGCAGATGATCAGCAGCCGGGAAGCCCTGAAAATCCTCAAAGCCGATGGCTGGTACGAGGTCCGGACGCGCGGCGACCACATCCAGATGCGGCATCCGACGAAGCCGGGCCTCGTGACGGTCCAGCATCCGGTGAAGGACCTTTCCCTCCGCAACATCATCAGCATCGAGAAGCAGAGCGGGGTAAGGCTCCGGCCCTGAGGGGCCGCCGCCGATACCGCCGACAAGGAGACCGACAGTGCCCACCCTGATTTTCAAAATAGGCCGCATCGAGTGCTGGGAGATGGGCGGCGAGTTCTACATCTACGGCGTACTCGCCAGCGGCCCGCAGGTTTGCCCGAGCGAGGGCATGGCGAGAGCCGTAGCAGCCAGCGCATACTAACCCTGAGCAGGAGACTGACAATGCCCCCGATCTACTACCCCGCCGTCATCGACCGCAGCGCCAGCGGATACGGCGTCAGCTTCCCCGACTTCCCGGGCTGCGTCGCGGCCGGTGCCACCGTCCAGGAAGCGGCGGTGAACGCCGAGGCGGCCTTGGCCTTGCACCTCGATGGCATGCGCGCCGATAAGGAGAAGGTCCCCCAGCCGTCCTCCCTCGACGACATCGAGCCGGTGGAAGGCGCGGACGACGTCGCGCGCGTCCTCGTCAGGGTTGAGGTGCCCGCGGGCTTCACCCGCATTCAGGTGACCATCGAGGACGGCGTCCTCGCGGCGATCGACGCGGTCAGCAGCAATCGGTCCGGCTTCCTCGTCGATGCCGCGCGGGTCGCGCTGCAAGAGCGTGCGGGCTTGGCCAAGCACTTGCTGCTCGTGGCTTGGCAGAAGAAGAACGGCTGGCTCTTCCGCGAGAAGGCGCCGGAAGCGATCTTCGCTCACCGATCGGTCTATGGTATCCGCGCCATGCCGGGCGACTTTGCCATCGTCAGCATGAAAGACCCGGTGACCCCCGCGATGATGGCGGACATGGAGGCCCATCTGCGCGGACGCGAGTTTCAGGCCTCAGTGGGTCCTTTGCGGCCGGACGATTATCACTGGGTGCAGCAGGGACGATAGACGCTGCCGCGCCTTACCCCTCACCCGCTTCGCTCCCGTGTTCATCCGCCACCGGCTGGAACTCCAGCGGGAACTGCGCCTGCTGCGGCGGCAGGTCCAAGTCGGCTATCCCCCGGACGTCCATTGTCGCTCCGCTGAGCTTTCTGATGTCTTCGTCATCGGAGTAGAGGACGTCTGCGCCTTCGACCCTTGCGATCGAGACGATTTGTTCGTCGAACTTCACCTTCCGGCGCGGGGCCGACGAGCGCCGGCCGGAGGTGAGGCGCTCTTGCTCCAGGGCCGCAAACTCTACCGCCGCGAGTTCATCGAAGGGCGCTACGCGCACGTGCTTCGTTGTGCTCAGGATCCTCAGCCACTCGGGCGCCGCCGGCCCTGCATAGACAAGGACCTCCGCGAGGGCGGGCGCGGGAACGATGATCTTGGCCTTGGACCTCTGAAGCTCGGCTATGAGGTACGCGATACGGTCGCCGCAACGCGTCACGGGCTGCGAAGTCGCTGGATCGACGGGTGCTCCGACCTCGGCGTCGAAGAGGTAGACGAGCACGCTCGCGTCGAAAGCCACTATCAATGCGCCGCCCCCTCATCCCGCCGATCATCGAGCAGGCGCTGGACGACGTCTGGAACGTCGCCGAGGCGGGATGGTGCGGCACGCAAGCGCTCGACCACGTCACTGAGCGGCGCATCGTCGAGTTCGTCGAAGTCCAGGATCTTGAAGGCGCGAAGCTCCCAGCTGCCGTCCCCGTGCCGATACCACGTCCCCGTTCCCCGAAAGCGCAGCGTGCCCCCGAACAGGTGGTGCCGCAGGCGAAGCGCCAAGGCTTCGGTCGCGGTTAAAACCGAGAACTCGCGATGGCCGTCGCGGATATGAACGTGCTTGCTCTCGTCCTTGCCGCCGATCCGGTAGACCTGCCCGTCGAGGATGCCGTCCTGCCGGAAGGGACCGAACACCGCCGGCTCCGGCCGGCGCTTGCCTGGGAACGGGATCACCACCGCATCGCCGTCACCAGTGAGCGAGCCGTAAGCGTTGTCTTGGCGGAGCATCTGATCAATATCGTCGAACGCCTTGCGCGTCTCCTTCGTCGCCGTGCCAGCGCGAAGCGAGTGAACTCGCTCGCGGACCTTCGGCCGGGCCGGCTCATCAACCCCGGCCTTGATGGCAACCGAGGCGTCGTAGACTTCGCGAAAGTGGACATTCGCTCCCTCGCCGAGCAGGCGCGCGAACGCGGCCATATACTCAGCCAGCCGCTCCATCGGGATGGTCCGCGGCGTGTAGCTGTCGCTGATATGGAAGCTGTAGCCCTCGTCCATATCTTGCCTCACGTCGTTCGTTGGTGATCTATAGCTGTCGGCATAAACCGTCACCAAACGAAAAAGGCGGCGGAAGCCGAAGCTCCCGCCGCCCTGCCAGTCGTATGCAATCGGGCCTGATGCCGAAGCAGCGCGGCAACCGGCGCCTCTTACCGCGCCTCGCCGATGAGCGGCAGGGGCCGGTTCGAGACAATCAGCTCGCCCACGCGCTTCCCTCCGGACGTCTTCGTTGCGATCGTATAGGTGGTCGCCACCTCCTCGGTGTAGAACTCGCCGAACGCCTTTCGCGCCGGCAGCTCGTCGTTGATCGAGAGGATGAACTGCCCTGAGATGCGGGCCAGCTGATCCGCCAGCCGTCCGAAGTCCTCGGGATCAAAGACGCCCGATCCGTAGTCGTCCTCGCAGCCACAATAAGGCGGGTCGAGATAGAACAGGGCGCCCGGGTGGTCGTAGCGGCTCAGGAACGTCGAATATTCCAGCCGCTCAATCGTCACCGCAGCAAGCCGATCATGCGCATCCTCGAGCAACGGGACCAGCTTGAGCAGGTCGAATCGGGCAGGCTTCCGTGCGTCCACGCCGAAATTCCGGCCAGCGACCTTGCCCCCGAACGCCGAGCGCTGGAGATAGAGGAACCGCGCCGCCCGCTCCAGATCGGTAAGCGTGGAGGGGTCGACCTGCATCAGCCGATCAAACTCGGCCCGGCTTGAGAGCTGCCACTTCAGCGTGTCGAGAAACGCCTGATAGTGGCGCTGGAGGATTCTGAACAGCGTGACGACGTCGCCGCTGATATCGTTGATCGCTTCAGCCCGTGGTCGGCGGCGGCGGCGGAAGAAGATGCCGCCCATTCCGACGAACGGCTCCGCGTAGGTCTCGCAGGAAATCATGTCGATAATTGCGGTGAGGCGGCGGGCGAGATTGCGCTTGCCGCCGATGTAGGGCGCGACCGGAGATACCGGCCGCACATGCTCCAATGTGGACTCCATGTCGGTTCTTGTTCCATGAGAACCCCGCCCGTGCGCCGGGTGCGGGGCGGCCAGCTAGGCCAGCTGCGTCGTGACGAGGGTCAAGTCTCGTCGGTTGCCGTGGTAACGACACGGCACCCCCGCTCGGCCTGCCGACCGGCGAACGTGTTCAGGTTCTGGTGGTTGAGGACTCGGCCGATCGAACAGGGCACGCCGGCCGCAGGTGGTCGGTCTCGCCGCAGCTCGTGCAGCGCAGCCGTGGGCGCGCCGAAAACCGATCCCAGGTATCCGGGCAGGCGTCGGAACGGTGCGACGCGGAGCCGCAGTAGGAGCATTCGAGGCTCATAGGCTCAGCGGCTCGCCCACGGCCACGATGCAGGTTCCGCTCGCGCCATAAGCGAGCATCGCCAGCAATGCGGCTATAGCCAGCAGGATGGCCGCCGCTGCGAAGCGCGCCATCAGGGCCTCTCCTCCACCGGAACGGCTTCCCTCGGCTCATTGATGACCCTCACGTCCTGCGGTCCTGGAGGAGAGGCGGACGCTAGTTGCGTCCCCATCCGCTCGACCTGACGTCCGGAGGAAAGGGCGACGAGCGTCGCGAGACAATCCCCCAGCTTGAGCGCCGCCGCCGTCGCTATCGAAACGAGCACGTTCTCGGCCCAATTGGGCAGCGTGAAGTTGGGGCGAGAGGTGAGGAAGAGGCCGACGATGATGGCCAGCAGGATGACGATCAGGCCGCCGGATATGACCAGCAACACCACCCGATCAGAGATCGGCTCTCGCGCCGGCATGGCTTTGGGAGCCTCAGCCATGGGCAGCCCTCCGACGATAGGCCGCCGCCAGCCGGTCATCGTACCGGTTCTCGCGGTAAGCGGTCCCGTTGTAACCCTTGGCGAACGCCGCCCAGTCGCCGCGCCGGAGCGCGGCTGCGAGGCCCCGCCGCTCGACGAAGGAGACAAAGGCATCCAGCTGGTCCGCCTCCGTCTGCGCCTGGCGCCAGGCGAAGGCCCACGGGGTCGCGGCGCCGCAGAGCTCGTAATTCTCGCCGAGGATCTGGAAGCCGCCGTAGGAGGCGGAGGCGAAGCCTGCATCGACGTCGAGCCCCACCGCATCGAGCAGCTGCTCATACCGGCCGAGCTGGCTCGCCGGGTAGAGCGCGCGGTTCCACCGCCGCGACGAGATATGCGGGTGAGACACGTCGAAACGGTGGCCGGTGGCGCGGCTGAACCGGTGAGGCTCGAACAGGATCGCCGGACGCCCGCCGATGAACGGCCGACCCGTGCTCTCGACGTCGTAGACCGCCCAGACCTTCGCCGGCTCGACGCCGAGCCGCTCGGCCGCCGCCGCCGCGTCCTCGTCTGTCAGCGCGTGATCGGGGCCATTCGTCAGCGCCTGGATGACCGCCCGGCGCGTAGCCGGTCCATACAGGCCGTCGATCGAGCCGGCATAGCAGCCGTGCTCGGTCAGCCGCGCCTGCAGCTGCCGCATGTCCATAAGGTGCTCTCCCGAGGGAAGGGGCTAGGGCTGCTTGTCGCCCATGCGGCGAAGGAGCCGGGACGCGTCCTTCACCGCGTCAGTGTTCTCGTTGAGGCAGTCGCAATGCTCGCGAAGAGCCTGCCGCGTCTTGTAGAGTTCCTCCGTGAGGAGCCGCATCTCGCCCGTGCTGAAGATAGCCGCCGCGGCGATCTGCCCCTCAGGGGGGCTGCCGGCAGACTTACCGCTCTTGACGTACTGGCGCAGGCCGAACACCGCCAGCCCGAGCGCGGAGACCACATAGAAGACGATCTGCGCCCACAGCGGTAGCGCGCTAACAGCTTCGGTCTGCACGGATAGTCGCTCCCGCGCGCTTCTCACGGCGCGCCTTGTCGTCGGCGATGCGAGCGTCTTTGGCCGCGTCCAGCACGGCAAAAGCGTCGAACAGGAAGAAAATCGGCCAAATGCCGACCGTCACGGCCACCACTTCAGCCGAGGCAGCGCCGAGGAAAAGCGACATCCAGAGGAAGCACGTCAGGAACGAGCCGAGCGCCCTGAAGTGCGGAGACGGCCGCCACGCGCCGTTGATGTACAGGGCCGTGAGCCTGACCGCGCCCACCACCAGCGCCCACGCCGCCCATGCCTCACGGTCCATGACACGCCGCATCGTGGTGTAGTTCGGCTGCTCGAAGAGCGGCGCGTTGACCCCCCACACGATACCAACCGCCAGGGTGATGAGCGCCAGCATCCATTCGGAGCGGCGGTAGGGCCATGTGGTGGAAAGGCGGACGAGTATCATCGGCCGATCTCCATGGGTCTAGGCACGAGGCTCATAGCTCGAGAAGCTCCCCTGCATCGAGAAATGGGGCCGCCGCTTTTGCGGCGCCGATCGCTTGCCGGATGCTGGCGCTGAACCGTATCTCTCGGTGAACGTCGACCAACGGGCGCGGCTCGACCGCCCCTTCCCCGACGTCGACGTCGATCATCAAGCTCGGCTCTTCGCCCAGCATCATCAGCACCAGGTCCCGCGCGAAGCCCGCGAGTCCGAAGCGTTCGATCATAGCACCGTCCGCGGTGCGGGTGACGCACAGCTCGACTTCGTTGCCGTGGCGGTCGAGGCGAACGGTTCCGTCCCCATGGATCCATCGCGCCCAAGCGGTGAAGGCGACGCCGCCGCCATTGTCCATCCGCTTCGGCACAACCGAGACGGCCACAAGGAAGCCCTCGGAGAGCTTGAGCGCCGTCTCGTCCGGGTAGAGGCCCGGAGCGCGCGTGTCGTAGTCGAGACCGCTCGCCCGCGGCTCCGGCTGCGGGTCCAGCTTGATAAAGCCCACCTTCCTCTCCTCTCAGGGAATGTCGCCGCCGCCGATCGACGGACGAGGCCCGACGCCGGTGCCCGTGCTGCCGGAGCCGGTGCCAGTCCCGCTCGCCGGGAAGGTGACGGTGCAGGCGCCGACCCACATGCGTCCGTCCCCGCCATAGACGGCGTCGCCGTTCGCGGTGGCGACCAGCGTCTGCGCACCACCGGCAAAGTCGGGATTGTCGATGTAGAGCTGGTAGGTGACGGTAGAGCCGCTGGTGCCGCTGACCGTCGCGCTCATCGCGTTCAGCGAGAGCGTCACGCCGCCCATCAGCACCGATCCGGCCGTCACGGAGATGGTCGCGCTGGTCGGCGTCGCCGAATAGCTGATCGAGCCGGTGAACTTCCACCGCGCGCCGGCCGAAGTGATCGCGGGCATCTGCCTCGCGTCGCCCAGCCGAACCCCCGAGCCGGGATAGGTCAGCAGCTCCGCCATGGTTGGCGGCCTCACGCCGGCCAGATACCAGATCAGGCTGTTGGCTGCCGCGATGCTGCCGAAGTCGGTGTTATGGTTCGCGATGGTGAAGCGGTAGAAAAAGGCCGTCGCGGCGGTGACCTTGAACAGCTTCTTAAACCGGTAGACCACGCCGGCCGCACCGCCGCCGCTGTTGACGGCGTTGAGCGTGTCGCGATCCGCGTCGAAGTCCAAGAGCAACGTTTGGACCACACTTCCGGCCGAGTTCAGGATCCTAACCCGTACGCCAGCCCCAGCGAGGTCCCCAGCGTTGACGGCGCGCACTTCGGCATCAACGACCAAGAACTGGTTCTGCACGACGCTCTGCTGCGTCGTTGAGCCGATGTCCTGCTCGATCTGGGCACCTGCCCCGGCTGCCGCGTCGAGCTGGTAGCCATTGCTCCCGCCGCTCTCGCCCGCGACCTTCGTGCCCGTGCCGTTCGAGGAGTTCGTCCACCGGGTCGGTATGCCCGGCGAGGTGGGGAAGTCGGCGAATCGGGGGTTGTCGTTGACGTAGTTCGTCCCGGATTGACCGTCCTGCACCTTCACGATGGAAAGCGAGTCGCTCACGTTATCCGGCGAGCCACTGGTGGCAGTGACGACCACCTTCGCCGTTCCCGCCGGGAGCACCCCAGACTGGAGGTAGACGGTGGCCTGGTTCGTCGCCGTCGTCGTGCCTCCGGCCGTTGTCCGGAGCGTCACAGCGCCGAGACTGGCCCCGGCGCTGTTGAACGCCGCGGCCGACCAGCTCAGGGTGCCCGTGTTGTTCTGGCGCTGGGCGGTGATGGTGACGACCTGCGTCGTCGGGGCCAGGACGCCCGAGGGGCCGTAGGTGAGCTGCTGGACATCCGAGACGATAATAAGGGATCGTGCCGGCGCGCCGTCCGAGGTTTTCGTGATCGAGAGAGTGTCGGGCAGCCCGTCGCAGGTGCCGGTGACTATGACCTGCGTCGTCCCGGCGGGCAGCACCGCCGACTGCAGGTAGACCGTCGTTTCCGTCGTGGCGGCGGTCGTGCCGGCGGAGGTGGTCCGCAAGGTCACTGCCCCCAGGCTCGCTCCGGCGCTGTTATACGCGGTGGCGGCCCATGAGGGGTTCTGCCCGGCCGCCGTGTTCTGGCGAAGCATGTCGATCTTTATCGACTGCGTCGCGGGGCTCAGCGCTCCCGTCCCGTCCGCCGTGAATTGCTGCTTATCGGAGATCAGGACGACCAGCTTAGCGCTTGCCCCGTCTTGCACCCTCAGGATGCTCTTTGAATCGCCCACGTTGTCGGGAGCGCCGCTCGTTGCGACGACGATGACCTGAGCGAACGAGGCCGGAAGAACCCCCGACTGCAGGTAGACTGTCGTCTGGGTGGTGGCGGCGGTGGTCCCGCCCGCGGTGGTTCGCAGCGGGACCGTGCCGAGGCTCGCCCCGGCAGAGTCATAAGCGGTTGCCGCCCAGCTCAGCGTACCGGCATTATTCTGCCGCTCGGCCGTGAAGGTGACGACCTGCGAGCCCGGAGAGAGAACGCCCGCAGCGTTGAACTTGAACTGCTGCACGTCCGACTTCAGCGTGAGCTGCGCTGGCTTGTTGAGCATCGCCCGCCACCAGCCGTTGACGGTGGTCGGGAGGGTGGGGGGCGCGTTACTCGACGGCGTCGAGTTGATGTAGATCCACGAGACGTCCTGGTCTTTTACGATGTGGCCCTCGCGGTATACCTCCGCAGGGTTGAAATCCCCTCGATCGACCAGAACAGCGGTGAAAGCCACATCCGAATAGGGGTGGACGTCCCACGTCGGCTCAGCGCCAATCGCGAGCTTCCACCAGGGCGCGCCCATCTCCAGCTGCTCGACGCTGGTCGTGGGCGGGAGGGAGGCGCCGGTCGCGTCGAGCGTCAGGCTCGACGCGCCGATGGCTACCGGAGCGACGAACAGCTTTCCGACCCAGTCTACGCCGGCGACAGCGTTCACGCTCGCCGCAATCCGCTGGATCAGGTCGCGAGCCGTAATCTGCTGCCCCGCGTAGAGGGAGATGTTCCACGGACGGGAGATGTCGAGCGCAGCCAGCGACGCCGTGTCGACCTTGCCCGCTCCGCCGGCAAGCAGCGCAAGGCGCTTGATGACCGCCCCCGGCTTCCGGACCCAGCCGTCCGGCCCTCCCTTGTCTCCCTTCACCTGGTAGCTCAGTCGCCCTGCAGGCGGCGCCCCATGCCGGACAAGACCCGCGGCCTTGCTGGTGGCCCAGCTGCCCGGCGCGATGGTCGCGGCGACGAGCGCGGCGTAGCTGGCGAAGTCTCCCGCCGAGGCACCGAACCTCTGGAGACGCTCCATCGCGTACTCGACGTCTTCGATTGCCCCGTAGGCCGACAGCTGGACGACGTTGTTCACGCTGTCGATCATGCGCGCGGGAACATACCGCGGTGCACCGATGGCCAGCGGCTTCGGCTGCCCCTTCCATGCGGCGTCGCCCTCGGCGCCGCCGGTGCCCGCGTAAGTGGTCAACAGGGGCGCGTCGAGCCAGCGATCATCGACCGCGAAAGGAATGTCGGCCGCCCCGTTTGCGACCCGCGGTTGGGCCGTCACGCGCCCATCGAAGCGAAGCACGTATGCGCCCCAAGCGTCCCCCGGCTCCCCGGTCCAGATCCGCAATCTGGCATCGGCGAGGGTATACCTCCCGAAATTCGGCCATGCCTCCGTTCCGAGGGCAAGAGCGGAGGACGGGGTCTCGATCCGCGCAGTGAATGCGCCGTCGAATAGGTCGTAGCGGAGCTGAGGGAGCCTCGCGAGAACCGGATACCAAAGCTGGCCATTGAGTCCGCAGACCCGCTCGTCGTCGCTGTTCGACGCGTACAGCGAGACAGCGGCGCCGGCCACGGGATCGTAGCCGTCAATCTGGACGAGGACAGCGGCCACCTAGCCCGCCTTCGGAATGGGCACCAGGTCGACGAGATTCACCCGCCACTCCCAGCCGGTTGCCGCGCGCCAGACAGTGCCAAGCTCCCCGACGATCGGCCCAAACCAGCTTCGCTTCTGTCGCTGGGGATCCGGCGCAGGATCGGTGACGAGGACGATCGGCTCCTGTCCTGCATTCATCTCGATCAGGGGCTGGACCTTCTGCTCAACCTCATCCTTCCGGACGTTGGGGAAGGTGATTCCCAACGCGCGGAGGCGCGCGGCACGGCGGCGCAACATGACGCCGTACGGAGACCACTCGACGCGGCCGAGGTCGCGGATGCCCCACCCGCCCCCGAAGGCGAAATTACGCTCCAGAATGTTGCGCTTTCCGATGGCAACGCGTCCGACCGTCACCTGCTCAGAGGCGAGCACACCGGCAATCGTGAAGCGCCAGTACCGGCGCGAAATCGCGCCGTCGTCTTTCGTCCACCACCCGACACCGCGTCCGTGGGTCGGCATTTCGGAGCCGGCCAGGAAAGGGACGACAGCACTGACGTAGACGTTGGTGGTGAACCCGGCATCGTCCGCCCCGCGCACCCTGAGGGTCCAAGCTGCCGTCGCCCCGGTGCAGCCGAACAGGAGCGCGGCATCGACTTCCTGCGCGGAACCTAGGTCGATATCCAAGCTGATCGTCGTCGGTCCTGCCGCTGTCTTCCACACGACCCCCATCCAGTCATTCCGGACATTATCCGGGCTGGTCCCCGCGCCTGCCGATGTGCTCGTCGACGAGGCGGCGCTTATCGGAAGCGGCCTCATCGCCCATGCGTTCGCCATTTAGATGAGCACCTCATAGCTGGTCGTCTCAGCCTGGAGATCGAGTTCGATCCGGGCGATGAGGCCGACGCCATTCACGGCATGTTCGGGATCAATGAGTGTGACGCTCGGGATGCCGCCTGCCGGGTTCGGCCAGACCAGATCGGCAACGGTGACGGCAAAGCGGCGGCGTTCTACGCCTATCAGCGCCGCCCGCGCCGTCAGCGCAGCGGCAGCGTCCGTAGCGGCGTCAAAGAAGCCTTCGGAGGGCGCGTCACTTCCGTCGAGCGCATTCGGATACCGCGCCTTGAGCGCGGCATCAGACCAAGTCTCGATCCGCGCCGGACGAGTTCCGGCGGCGATGTCTCCTGCCAGTGCCGGCATCGTCAGCCCGCCGCCTGCCGCCCAGCGAAGGCCCGAATAGAGCCTCCGATGAACCCGTTCGCGCCGCTGCCGCCCATCCGCTCGAGGAGGTCCTGAATGCCCCCGAGGCGGCCGTGGATGCGGTCGAGGAGGTCGTTTGCGGTGCCGGTATTGTTCGCCGTTCGCTCGGCGAAGGGGTCCGCCGCGGTGCGAATCGGCGTCGCGTTGTCGATGTTGCTGATCGCCCGGTTCGTATAATCCTGAATCTTCGCCATCTCGGAGAAGAAGGACCCCGTGGAGCCGCCGAGCTGCCGCTCGATGTCGAGATAGGCTTGGGCCGCCTGCAGGTACTGCCCCTGATCTATGGTCTCTTTCGCGTCGATCTTTGCGAGGAACGGCTGCAGCGCCGCCTTCGCCGCCGCCTCCTGGTCGCGCAGCGAGAGTGGCGACGCGGAGCCGAAGTTGAGATCCTTCAGGAAGTCCTTGAGGTCGGCCGAAGCTTCCCGCGTCCGCTCCTTCACCTCCTCAAGCTCGATCTTGTAGAGCTTCTGGGCATCGGCCCACTGCTGCTGCGTCGCGCCGCCCTCCTTCAGGGCCGCGACCGTCTTCTCCCAGCGCTCGTTCAGCTCGTCGAGTGCGGCACCGACCGGGTCCAGGCGAGCCGCCAGCTTCTTCGGAATTTCCTCGATCATCGCGGCCTTCTCGATCGCCCGCTCCAGATCCTGCCCGGAGGCGAGAATCTTCTTCGAGGCGGCCGAAATGCCGCTGATCACACCGTCCTGCAGCGCATCCTGAATGGCGTAGCGGATGGCGGCCTCTTGGTCCTTGCCGAAGTCGATCGCGCCCTTGCTCGTCTTGGTGCGCCCCTGCCCCGTAGGGTCGACCCGCCAATTGTCCTTCCGCAGCCCGATGGACACGGAAGGGGTGCCGGTCAGCTCACCGCCGAGCGCATCCGCTATGCGCTTCAGCGCGTCGGCGACGGAACCGATCGCTCCGCTCGCGGCCTCTTCGCGCTTGCCGCTGTTGCCTCGGGTCGAGGTGACTCCGAGCGACCCCCACTGGTCGAAGCCGAGCGTGGCAGAGCCGCGCTTCGTCCCTTTGATAGCGTTCACCGCCAGCGCACCGAGCGGGCCGAGCAATCCCCCGGTTGGGTCGTCGATCCCGAAAATCTTATTGAGAAGCGAGCCCGCCGCCATGGCCATGCCGACATAGGGCATCGCCTGCCCGAGGCTTCCAGCGATGCCTCCCAACCCGCCGGCCATCGAGCCGAGGCCATTGGCACCGTCGCCTGCGGCGATGCCGAGCGCGGGGCCAAAGATCGACTCGTTCGCGGGATTGTTCACCATGCCGGTGATGTCGCCATAACCGGCGTTGCCGGGGGTGCCCCACATGCCGCCGCCGAACAGACCGCTCAGGAAGCCGAGCGGGCCGCCTCCAGCCGTCGCCCCCATCTGCTGGAGGATGTTGGTCGGCATGGTGAGCTTCTGGCCGGAGAGCAGCTGCATGGTCCACTGCGCCGCCAGCTGGCCGAGCACGCGGAAACCCATGTCTTCGAAGTCTTCCCAGATGCTCTTGCCCCCGGAGCGAAAGGCGTCCTCCCAGAACCCGGCGAGGCTCTCGAACTCCTCCCGCGCGCGGTCCCCCTGCCACCGCAGGTACTCGTTCCACGCATCCTCCTGCTGCTCCATGAATCGGGCAGCGTCTGCGCGCTCTTTGTTCGCCTTCCGCTCAGCCTCGGCTCCGTCTTCCTGAGCATTGCGGATGCCGATGGTCGCTCGGAGAATGGCCTCAATGAGCTGCAGCCGATCTGCGTCGGTCTTGACCATGTCCTGCGCGCTGTCGACGGTCGCAAGCAGCTGGTTCAGCGCCTCGGCGCGAGCGGCCTTCTCCTGGTCAGTCAGGGTGGTCGTGTCACCCTGCGCAATGATCAGCTGGTCGAGGGCGCGGGACTGCCCCTCAAGCGTGGAGAGCTGCGCCTGAAGCTCGGCCGAGACCACCCGCTGCTCATCGGGCAGCTTGGCGATCTGATCCGCATGCTGCTTCCGGAGGGCTGCAATCGCGGCCTCCGAGTCTGCCTCGCGCTCCAGTCCCTGCGCGCGCATCGCGGCGGACTTGAGCCCCGCCTCCTGGACGTCGAGGTTCTCCACCAGCGCATGATGGATGCGCTCGATCAGCTCGGCCTGCTGCTCAAGCTCCCGGTTCTGCTGGGTGGCCTCCTGCGCCGCGGTGGGGGCGCGCCGGAAGCCGAGAACGTCGCGCGCCGGGAATGTGGCCGTATCCACCTTGTCGCTGGTATTGCCGCCCAGCACCCGGACATTGCCCTTGCGGTCGAATCCCTCAAAGAAGCCGACATGCCCCTCGTCCGGGTTCTTGCCCCGCCTCAGCACCACAATATCGCCGCGGGTCGGGCTATCCGTATTCTCGCCGTAGGAGAGGAACGAGCGGGCATTCAGCGCGCCCGTCCCCTTCAGGCCCTGCGTCGCGAGCACGGCGTTGACGAAGGCCGCGCACCACTTGACGATTTCCGGGTCGATATTGAGGTTCGCCTCGCGGAACAGCGCCTGCAGGGTGCCCTTGTCCCCATGTTCACTCAGGCCCCGGTATTTCGCCGCCTCTTCGCTCAACCGCTCCCGGTTTTGCTCGGCAATATCCCGCCCATAGTGCGGCTTCTGCCGCGACTTGCGTTCGGCCTCGTTGGCGGCGTCGACGGCCTTCTTGTGGTCGGCCTCTGCGCGCGTCAGCGCCTGCGTCATCGCGAGCTTGTCGGCGTCGGTCTTCTTGCTGTTCCGGTATGCCTGCTGGATGCGCTCAATGGAGTCGAGATAGTCTTCGTTCGCCCTTCGGGCCGCGTCCGTTGACGCAGCGGCGTCCCGACGTGCCTTTCCGATCTCCAGCTCGGCTATGGAGGCAACGTCTTTGTCGATAGCCTCGTCCAGCTGCCTCAGTCGTTCCTCGGCCTCCCGAACCGCGGCATCGGCGACCAAGACTCGACCGCCTGCGCCGTAGTAGGAAGGCTGCCCCTGCCCTACCTGAGCCATCGCGGCCTTCATCCGTTCGATGCGGTTCTCGATCAAGGCCTTCGTATTTTCGCGGGTTATCTTGGTCTGCTCAAGGGTAGCCTTGGCATCGTCAATCGCTCTCTGCGTCGCCTCGCGAGACGTTTCGTTCATGTGTTTGGTCTGATCTTCGAGCTCACGGCTCGCCTCGATCAAACCCTCAGTCGTGATCTTGAACCTCTCCTGCGCCTCCCGAGTGATTTCCGTCTGGCGCGAGTTTTTCTCAAGCTCCGCCGTGGCTGCTTCGAGCGCGTCACCGGCACCAAAAAGCTTATCGCCGAAGAGCCCGACGAGGGTGAGGCCGCCGAGGATCGCGGTCCCCCAGCCGCCCGACAGGTAAGTCGCGAACTTGCCAGCCTGTCCGCCGACGTTCTGCAGAACGAAGGCCATCTGCGACGCCTGCATGGCGAAGGCGGCCATGACGCGCTGACCGCCGCCGACCTGAATGAAGAAGTCCTGCACCTGCTGCGATGCCTGGGTCATTGCCATCGCGTGGCCACGCGAAGACGTGACGCCTCGGTCCATTGACTGGTTCAGGAGCCGGTTTCCCTGAACGACGACGTCCGTCGAGGCGCGCGTCTGGTTCAGCTCCTGCTGCAGCAAGTCGAGCGCGTTGGCCTGCTGATGCAGGCCCCGCGCATTGTTCTCGGACTCTATGGCGGCGGCCCTCGCCGCCTGCAGGTAGACCCGCGTGCTCTCCGAAATGTCGCCTGTCTTGATCGCGAGCGCTTCAGCCGCGCTGGCGACTTGTCGGAGGGCCGCGGCCTCGGCATCGGCAGCAGCGGCAGCCTCCCGCGCTCCCTTGACGTTAAGGTCGAAATTTCCTCCGGCCGTCCGCGGCGTAGCCAGCGCGCGCTGCGCAATCTGCTGGATCTCGTTATAGCTCGTCTCGAAGGCGGATTTAGTGCGAGCGGCCGTGTCGCGGGCCGACGCTTCCATCTGCGAAAAGATGCGAGCGTTCTCCGACGAGAAAGCCGTGCCGTTCAGGGTGAGCCGGGCGACGATCTCGGCGGTCGAAGAAGCCATCGGCCACCTCCGCGAAAGGAGCCCGTCTCAGCGGACTTGCTGTGGAATTACCTGCTCGAAGCGCAGGCGGGCTGCTCGCAGGCAGCGGCGCTCGGATCGAAGAGCGTTAGCTCGTCTAGCTGCCGCGCACCCTCGCCAATAGACAACTGCTGTCGGCAGTGATCTTCGAAAGCTTATGCTTCTCGGCGTTTTCGGCTTTCAACCAGGCCTGCTCGACCTTCCTCGCGGCCTCGCACAGCTCGGCTTCTGACCCGCCGTTCTTCTGAAGCATTGCATACTGCCGCTCCGCCGCCTCGGCTTCGCCCGAGGCGGTATTGCATCCGCCGATCGCCAGCGTCGCCAAGCTCAGGATCAGTATGCGCATCGCACCTATATCGCTCAATCCCACTAGGGTGCGCAACCGCCTTACGCACCCCCTCGCGCACGCTGGGAATATGCCCGCTCCAAGCGAGGCATCGCGCGTCGGACGACTGGGGCCACGGCGAAGCGAGCGTGGAAGGCGGCGCCGTAGGGAAGGACGACGAAAACAGGCACGGTGGCGCCCCTGCCTGGTCCGGTGGCTCGGCCCAGCCGGCGCCCGGCTCGCCCTGCTGGTGTCAGCCGCGCGTCGTCCATCACGAGCACGATGGTGCCGTTCGGCTTGGGCACGGGGCGAAGCTTGACGCCCTTCCTCCGCTCGAACTCCTCGGGGGTGAGATTGTTGAGCCTGCCTCGCGGCCCGGCTGCCGGAAGGGGGATAGCGATACCGCCGCCGTCTCGGCCGCGGATGCGACCGCTGCTGATCAATGCCTGCCCTGCACCGCGAGACCGGCTCCCCGGCCGGCCCTTGATGTACACAGAGCCCGAAGGGTCGCGTGCGATCTTACCGCCAGCCGGGAAAGCCCGGCTCCCCCACACTTTCGCCAGATTGCCGGCGCCGGCGTCGCGTGACAGATCCTCCAGCGCCCGTCGCAGCCAGTCGGTGGTCTCGGCGACCGCCTCCTTGCTATAGCGGAGGTGCTCCCGCGTGATCCCATCCGCGACGCGAGCGAGCTGCGCGGGATCGATCTCGAAGTCTGGGATCGGTGCAGCCATCAGGAAGGCTCCTGACGCATCCAGCTATCGAGCAGCTTGAACGCGTCCCAAAGGGCTGCTGGCTGCTCCCCCAGCGAGCCGGCGCAGGGCAGGGGCGGCGCGCCTCTTCCGAAGACGCTCTCAGCGGAAAGCGCCCTGCACTCGAAGTAGAGGTCTACGACGTTGAACGCCCACCGCGGGACCGAGATGAGCGGGTTTTCCTCCCAGATCTCGCCGCCGATGTCCCACCCTCGCGGGGCGCGTCCGATGTCGAAGGCCGCAGGCTCTTGTCGGACGGCAAGGGCGGCGCGGAGTTTTTTTCGAAGCCCGTGGCGTACTGCATCTGATACGCCTGCATGCCTGCGACCCGGAGGGTGAGGGCCGGGATCTTCGACAAGGCGGCGATGGTGACGCGCCCGTCGATCCCCTTCTTGAACTCAGGCAGGTCCTTGCCGCTCCATCCGGTGCAGAACCACTGGAAGGCGAGCGTCGGCAGCAGCTCGTTGCGCCGCGCCATTCGTCCAACGAGCGTCGAGTAGGGCGGCCAATGCTCAAGGACAGCAGCGCGGCTCTGCTCGAGCAGGGCGCGGTCCTCTGCGGCAAGCTGCGGCTTGTTACCGGGGCCAGCCGCTTCAGCGGCCTCCTTTTCCGCCGCCAGCGCCTGCTCGATGCGCTCTACGCCCTCCGGGTCATCCGCGAGCAAGGTCCTGACCCCGTCGAGGAAGGCCTCTTCCGTCTGGAAGTCGAAGACGCGGCCTGCGCGCATCTCCGCGACCGCCGCCTCGAACTCGCCGCGCTCGACCACGTCGCCCGCCCGCAGCATGAACTGCGTGTCCGGGTCCCACGAAGGGGACCAGGCCACGGGCTCCTTTGATGCTCGTATCATCGGCTCTCCGATCAGTAGAAGGTGAGGAAGCGGTCACCGTCGCGGCTCGTCGGACCACGGCCCGGATTGAGTGCCTGGAAGGCGAGATCATCCGACCGCAGCCGGCCCCGCATGCCCGACGCAGCCCGGATCGGCTGCGCGACCGGGAGGACCAGTGCCCACCGGTTGCCGAGCGTGTTGCCGCACCGGAGGACGCCGGGGTAGTTCAAGGCTGCCTGCATCTCCGCGATGGCATCGCGCGTGCCGACCAGTGCGCGGAGGGGATCGCACTCGAAGACGGGGCGCCGCATTGCGATCTGGCCCGGCCCGAAGCCATAGGTCGTGTTCGGGTCTTCGACGCTTTCCAGCGCACCGCCGTTGCGGAGCGCCCAGGTCCTGATCGGCAGCTCCCGGCGATTCATCAGGAAGGCCGCCGAAACCGCAGTCCCCTTGGCCAGCAGGGGCGCCGAATGCGTCGCGATGACGGCGTTCGTGGGCATCGTCACCGTTGAGGAGCCGATATAGGTCCCGCTCATGCTGAAGGCGCCGAAACCGGGCCGCGCCGTCGTGCCCTCCAAGTCGAGGACCCCGCGCACGTCCTGCCACTGGTAGAGGTTGCCATCTTCGTAATAGCCGACCGTGTGGGGCGGGTGGTCCGTCAGGCGGCTCGCGGCATCGGTAGGGCTGGTCCCGGCATAGGTCCAGTTCGCCAGGAGTAGGAAGTTCGTGCTCGCCGCCAGTGGCGGAGAGAAGAGGTCCGTCAGCGTTGCCACGCGGCCGGAGGTGTAATCGGTGACGAACGTGATTGCGCCGCTGGCCGCAATCTGAAGCGGCTGCCCGCGATAGGTCTGCGCCACGTTCGAGTAGCTGACCGGCAGGGTGAGCGAGGTAGCGTCGCCGCCAGTGCTGTTGGCCCCACCGATGCCGGCGGTGAACTGGCCGCGCCAGCCACACGCCTGGAAAGCCGTGTGCAGCGGCGGCTTCACCGAGTTCGTGTAGGCGGTTCCCGGCCCGGCACCCTTGATGCGGCTGCGGAAGCTGAGCGGAACCTCCTGCCCAATGATCAGCGGCGCGGAAGCGACATAGCTGCCGTTGGTCTCGTTGGTCTCCTCGCTGCCAAACGGCTCTCCATACGTGAAGCTGCCGGCCTCGATCGGCACCGCGTGAAGCGTCGGATCGAGCGTGGCGGCTACGCCCTCTGCCGACTGCGGCGCGATCAGCAGGAGCGAATTGTCCGGGCGAATGACTGGATCCATGGTGGTTCCTCCTCAGGCGAATTGCGAGGGGTCGCCCCGCTCGGTTGCGTATTGGATGATGAAGTCTTGGGCGAAGGCGAGCCGGCGCTGGCTGGCGAGTTCGGCGACGTCGATGCGCAAGTCTGCGGGCTCGATCAGCTCGACGAGGCTGTTGAGCTCTGCGTCTCCCATGAGTGCCTTCACGACCCGCGCATGTAGGTCGTTGAGGGCTGTGTGAGCGGCGGCCCCGGAGCCGCCTTTCACATAGCCGCCAACGGTGACCGACATCTCCTTGCGGCTCGTTCCAGCCTCTTCCTCGATGGAGCGTTCGCCTCCGTCGAAGAGGTCGAGTGCAGGGAAGCGTGATGGATCGCCCGAGGGCTGGCGTTCATATTCCCCGTCGTCAGGTTCAACGACCGCGGCGAGCACGGCGTCCGCGAGGGCGAATATCTGCTCCCGAGCGCTCACGTCTGCGCCTCCTCGACGATGACTCGCCACGCGCCGACGTCGTCCAGATCAGTGACGTCGTTGGCCTTCCATTTCGCTCCGCTTTCCTCGGTGAGGGTGTCTCCCTTGCGAGGTCGGCGCGGCAAATCGGATTGATCGATCTCGAAAGAGATCTGGCGGACTGTGTCGCCGGGGCCTTGGAAGGCCTGACCGGCTATATCGGACCTGATGGCAAGCACGCCCGTCAGCGGCGGATCGATACCGGCGCCCGTGTACGAGACCGGGCGCGCATACGCGGCACGGATGGCCTCCTGCGCGGCCCGCTCTCGGTCGAACATCTGCTTACTTGCGGCGGCGCGGCGCGGCCTCGGCCGCGGGCAACTCGGCAGGCGGGTCGTCCGCCGGGGGGACGCCATCGGCAGCACCTTCGCCCGCAGACGGGTCCTCCTCGCCAGCCGCCCGCTCATTCTCTGCGGCCTGGCGCTCGATCTGCTCGGCCTCGGTCTTCGACACGGCCCCACCTACGTCGATCAGATCCTGCGCGCGCTTGAGCGTGATGACGTCTTCGGCGACGTCGTCGCCGACCGTGAGTTCGCGTCCCGCGTCCCGATAGTTGCCCGCGTTGTCGATCGCGGGGGTATGCAGCACGATGTTCTTCAGCATCGCATGTCTCCCGAACGCGCTGCGGGCGCCGAGAAGCCCGGCGCCCGCGTCACGCTGTCATGGTTTCAGTTCAGCCGACCTGGCCGGTGAGCTTCACCCGCGCCGTGGCGTCGCCCCCGGCCGCAGCCTGAGTCGTGGCGCCGATCAGCTTGTTGCCGCTGGCGGTGCTCGTGACATTGCGAGCGGTGTTGTCCCAGTAGACGAGGGCGCCCTGCGTGAAGGCAATGCCGGCCGCCTTCGTGATGTCGTTGACGCCGACCATCAGGAACTCGCCGGAGCCGCCGTTCGGGATATCGGTCTTGGCGAGGCCGAAGAGAGCGCCGACCTGGGCGCCCTGACCGCTGGTGACGGCGTAGGGCGCGGTGAGGGTGAGCGTGTCACCCGGCTGAACATAGTTCTTCACTTGCGGTTCTCCTTCTTCTCGGGATCGCCCGTCTGCGCGACCGTCACGGTCTCGACCGGGGTTTCCTTGTTTTCCTTCGCGCTGAAGTCTTCGGTGACGTCCTCCGCGACCTTGTCCTTGACGAGGCGGTCGGCCTCGTCGTTCTCGAGGTGGAGAGCGCCCTCGTGCGGGTGCCGCAGCACGCCGTTGACGTAGGCGGAGGTGGTGAGCTTGATGAACTTCATGGCTGGTCTCCAAGGGCGGGAAGGCCGGCTATCGCCGCGCTACCCGCCCTGCTCGTGGTTGAGGGTGATCAGGCGCCCGGCTGCTTGTAAGCCGACCGATAGTTGACCGCGCCGACGCCGTAGTCGTGGCGGACCTTCCACTCGACGCCGTCGACCCGCCAGCCGTCCTGGCTGTCGGTGAACGGCTCCGTCACGCCATTGAGGAAGACCACCTCGATCGCAGGAGCGAGGTTCGGGTCCGCGAAGGCGTAGTAGGCGGTGCCGGTCAGCCGCGGGGTGTCGACGATGTCCGAGAACAGGCCGTTGACGATGTTCGGGCGCTGGAGCTTGTTCGCGGCGTCCGGATCGTACTGGCTGCCGTTGATCAGCTTCGCGGTGCCGCCGAGTCCGATCGGGAAGAGGCCGACCGCAGGCCGGATCTCCAGATATTCGTTGCCCGCGACGTCCTTCTGACTGGCCATTGCCACCCGGATCGCATCGAACGCGACGACTGACGGGGCCGCGCCGGCCCCAGCGAGATTGCCGTGGTTGGCGTGGAAGAGCGGCAGCCCGTCGTTCATCAGCGGATTCGAGTTGAGCAGCGCGTACACGTCGATCTCGATCGTGAGCTTAGCGGCCCGGCCGAGGTCGACCGCGAGACCCGAGAACACCTCCATATCGTCATTGACGATCGCCTGCCGCGACAGGTTGATGATGTTGCCCTTGGTGGTCGCGCGGATCTTCTCGCGAGCGAGGTCCGGGATCGGCTTGTTCTTGAACTCGCCGGCCTCGTTCACGTTGTCGAGCGCTCCGAAGCTGCCGCGCAGATAGCGGCTGTGATCCCGGAAGTCCGTCACCGTGCCGGTGCCGGCGAAGCGGGTCCACGTGTCGGGGGTGGTGGTGTAGGCCGCCTGCAGGGTGCGGTGGATCGCCTGCTCGAACAGGACCGGAAAGTCGCTGGTCGTCTGGGTGATTGCCGAACCGCGGGCCGTCATCGCCTCGCGAACGATGATGTCGGGATCGCGCGTGGTGACGGCCAGCCCCATGTTGGAAAGCGCCTCGCGGGCGAGGTCGACGTTGCGGACCCCGCGAAACTCACCCGGATCGATCTTGACCGTCTCGCCGCGCGCCTTCGCCGCCTGCTCCACCAGGTGGGCGACGCCCGCCTTGACGAGGATCCAGTTGGTGGCGCCTTCGCGGAACTTCTCGCGCTGGTCAGACGTGACCCGAGCCGGGCTGGTATGTCCGACGTTGGCGGCGTCGCCGGCCTCGGCGAGCTTGTCGAGGATCCTGGCGCGGGCGTCTTCGACGCTGACAGCGTTG